AAACGGCGAACGAGCCGATCTACGCCGCCGACCACTTGGCCGAGCAGCGGACGTTCACCAGCGTTCTGTCCGTTACTTACCGGGTGCTGCGATAGTTCGCCGAAGCTCCGCAGGAGCGAAGGAAGGAAAATGATCCGCATGGACCTCAAAGCGATCTTCTTCGACCGCAAGGCGGTCCGCTCGGCCGTGGATCGCACGACCCGGCGCGTGCTCAGCAAGTTCGGGGCGTTCGTCAGGCGTGCGGCCCGCTCGTCCATCCGCAAGCGCAAGCGGGCCAGCGCGCCGGGCGAGCCGCCAAGCTCGCACACGGGACTGCTGCGACGGTTCATCTTCTTCGGCTATGACCGAAGCAGGCGCAGCGTGGTCATCGGACCGGGGCGGCTGAACGAAAGAATAGGCGATGCGCTGGCCGCGCTGGAGCACGGCGGAACGTCCACTGTTCTCGAGGGCCTGCGGGGCAAACGCAAGAAACGGCACGTGAAGTTCAAGGCTCGGCCATACATGGGCCCGGCCTTCGAGCGGGAAAAACCCAAGCTGGCCGCCATGTGGCGCGACAGCGTGAAGTAGGAGATCAGGAACGATGGCAACTTACGTACTCGGAATGAACGCCGGGCTTTACCAGGGTCCGGCGGGAGCGACCGACCCGTCCACAATGAGCGAGGTGGACAACGTCCGCGACGTGACGCTCAACCTCGAGGCGGGCGAAGCGGACATCACCACGCGGGGCAACTCCGGCTGGCGGGCGACGGCACCGACGCTGCGCGAATGCACCGTCGAATTCCAGATGGTCTGGAGGCCGGGCGATGCGGTCTTCGACGCGATCAAAGCTGCGTTCCTCTCGGCCGGGACCGTCGCCTTGGCAGTGCTGGACCAGAAGGCCACGATCAGCGGCGCACAGGGACCGCTGGGCGACTTTTCGATCACGAACTTCAGCCGCAACGAGGCGCTCGAGGAGGCCATCGTCGCCGACGTGACCGCCAAGCTCGCCCGGTTCGAAGAATGGCACGAGGTGGCGTAATGAAAATCTTCACTGACACTGCCGGACGGACCTGGACGATCACGCTGAACCTCGGCACGGCCATGGCCGTCAAGGACTCACTTGGCATCGACCTGCTCCAACCCGAAGCGGGCGACCCGCCGCTGCTGACGCGCCTGGGCACCGACGAGCTTCTCTTGGGCGAAGTGATCTGCTGCCTGTTGGGTTCGCAGTTCGAGGCGCACAAGGTCAGCGAGGCCGAGGTGCGGGCCAGCTTCGACGGCGCAACGCTCCTGGCGGCGCAGCAGGCGTTCTACGAGGACCGAGCCCGCGCCGTCGAGACTCAGGCACGGATGATCGATGCGGCGGTGGTGGCCATCGAGACGCGGATCGCGGGGATAGACATCGACCAGGCGATCCATGGCGCGATGTCTGGCTCATCGCCGGCAAGTCAGGCATCGGCCCCGGCGAACTCCGGGAGTTAACGCTGCGGCAGCTTCTCTGGATGGCCGAGGGCCACGGGCGCGACGCGTGGGGCCGGATGTCGGTGCTGTGTGCGTTGATCGGCAACGCCCACCGCGACCCGAAGAAGGGCCGGGCCTTCAAGCCGTGCGACTTCGACCCGTTTTCGAATGGCGGCCGCGAAGGCGGCGAGATCATCGAAGTGAATCGCGAGAACATCGGAACTCTCAAGCAGGCTTTCTTGAACGAAGAAGGCCGGAAAGGAATCTGAGACATGGACATTACCGCAATCATCGAGGCAGTCACCGGCTTTTTCAACTCGACCTTCGGCTTCGCCGTCACCTGGGCAGCCGTCGTGGGGTTCTTCCTTTTCCTGGCCAGCAAGCTCAACCCCTTCCAGGAGGCGTGGAAGAAGTACGAGGGCAGCATCATCACCGGGATCAAGCTGGCCGAGAAACAGATTCCCGACGACACGCCCAACGCCGGGTTGGCCAAGCTGGACGCCGCTCTTCGGTTCGTCCTGAAGGCCTACGCCGAGGCGAACAAGGGTAAGCAGCCGCCCGCCAAGCTCGTCGAGCAGATCAGGCAAGGCATTCAGATCAAGCATTCCGATCTCGACCGCTTCGGCGGTTTGTCGAAGTCGAAGGGGATCGCTTGATGAAGTGGTTGATCGCCATCCTGACCGCTTTCTTCCAGGCCTTACTGCCGTGGGTTGCGAGAAAGTCGCGGCCCACGGCGGAGGACGCCGACCCGGATCGAGCCTCGCGAGACAAATTGCGTGACAAGGTCCGCAAGCACTGGAGCAAGCCATGAGCATTCTGAAACGACTGATTCCGTTACTGCTGCCTATCCTGCTACCCATCCTGCTGTTGACCGGATGCGTTCGCACCATCTACGTCCCGCACGGCACGCCGGTGCGTTTGCGCACGACAGTCAAGAACGCGAAAGTCTGGGTCAAGGACTCGCACGGCGAGCCGGTCGCCGGCAAGATGGGCCTGCCTGAGGGTTGGTACTGCTTACCTGTGCCGGACGAGGAGAAATAACCCATGCCGCAGGCGGGAGCCATCCGAGCCGGCCGCGCATTCGTCGAGCTCTTCGCGGATGATAAAAAGCTCGTGCGCGGCCTGCGCCGGGCCCAGAAGCGCATCAAGGCCTTCGGCCAATCCATCCGCAACCTTGGCCTGAAGATGGCGGGGCTGGGCACGGCAATGCTCGCACCGCTGCTGGGAGCGGCCAAGGCGTTCAGTTTCATGGGAGACCAGGTCGCCAAGATGGCCAAGCGCACCGGTTTGAGCGTCGAGGCGCTCAGCGAATTGAAGTTCGTCGCGTCGCAGACGGGCACGTCCATCGAGGCCCTCGAGACCGGCTTTCGCCGGATGCAGCGCAGCATTTATGACGCCGGTCGAGGATTGAGCACGCAGACCGACGCGCTGGCCGACCTGGGCCTGAAGTACAAGGACCTCAAGGGGCTTGCGCCGGAAAAACAGTTCAAGCTCCTGGCCGAGGCCGTGAGTCGCGTCGAGGACCCGACCCGCAAGGCGGCGTTGGCCCAGGCCCTGTTCGGCCGCGCGGGTACGCAGCTTCTGCCCATGATGGCCAAGGGGGCCGCTGGCATAGAGGCGCTCCAGAAAAAGGCGCGCCGGTTGGGCCTGACCATGAGCAGCGAGGACGCCAAGGCGGCCGAGGATTTCACGGACTCGCTCGATGCCCTCTGGAAGGTCGTCAAGATGGGCGTCTTCCGCGTCGGGGCGGCGCTGGCCCCGGGGCTCAAGCAACTGGCGGAAACGATTACTTCCGTGGCCGGGAAGATCAGCGCGTGGGTTCAGGCCAACCGTGAAATCATCGTCACGGTCATGAAGGTCGCGGCGGCGGTTCTGGCTGGCGGAATCGCACTGGCTGCACTGGGCACGATCATCAGCGGTTTGGGCAGTGCGTTGGGTGGGCTGATTGCCGTTGTGACGACAGTGGGAATCGTGTTCAAGCACCTGGCCGGTGTAATCGCCTTCCTGATCTCACCCATCGGTCTGGTCGTTGCCGCCGTTACGGCGCTCGGTGCGTACTTGATCGTAGCGACGGGTGCGGGCGGCAAGGCGCTGACCTGGCTGGGCAAGAAGTTCTCTTGTTTAAAGGAAGATGCGCTCACCGCCTATCAGGGCATTGCCGACGCGTTGGCGGCCGGAGACATTCCGTTGGCGGTAAAGGTCCTCTGGCTGACGATCAAGATGGAATGGACGCGCGGCGTTAACTTCCTGGAAAAGGCGTGGCTGAACTTCCGTAATTTCTTCATCCGGATCGGCTACGACGCCTGGCACGGCCTGCTGGCCCTCGTCGAAACGATCTGGCACGGCTTGGAGGTCGGCTGGATCGAGACCACGGCGTTCTTCTCGAAAACGTGGCAGGGCTTCGTGGGTTTCTTCGCCAAGACATGGGAGCGGATCAAGTCCGCGGCGCTGAAGGCATGGAACTGGATCAAGAGCCTGTTCGACGATTCCGTCGACCTGGCGGCCGAGAACAAGCTCGTCGAGCAGCAAAAACAAGCCACCATCTCCCGGATCGAGGACGAACAGCAACGCAAAACCGCCGCACGCGAGGCCCAACGCCAGGCCGAGCGTCAGCGCGCCGCCGCCCTTCACGAAGCGACCCTTGGACAGATCGGCCGGGAAAACCTCCGCAAGCACAGCGAGCTCGACGCCGAGTACGAGCGCCGCATGGCCGCCAACGAATCCGACCTCGAAAAGGCACGCAAGGAATGGCGCGACGCCGTAGAGGAAGCCCGCAAGAAACGCCAGACCAAGGAAGTGGCCGACGAAGGTCCGGGCAAGCTCGACAGCGCCGATCATCTCATCGCCAAGGCCAACCGCGCCATCGCCGGCATGGGCGACCTGCTCGCCGGCCAGGCCGCCAAGATCGGCGCGCGGGGCACCTTTATCGCCGCCAACGTGCTGGGCCTCCAGGCCGGGGGCGCGACCGACCGCATGGCCACCGGCATCGACAAGATCGAGCGCAACACGCGACCGCTTCGCAACGTGCAGGAGCTGAGTTTCACCTGATGGCTACCTTGACCGAAAAGATCGACAGTCGCGAGTGGACCGAAGGCGACAAGTCGTCGGTGACGTTCCACTACGTCCTCGACGGCACGGCCGACGATCTGACGGCCAAGACGCTGCTCTTGGACTCCACGCCGACCACCTACGACGGCCTGGTGCGCGACGAGTGCACGCTTGAACCGATCTTCGTCGACACCGTCAGCGGCGTGGGCAAGTGGGAGTGCCGTGTCCGTTACGTCAAGCCCGGGTACGCCCCGCCCGAGGTGGGCGAGTCGAGTTTCTCCTTCGATACCGGCGGCGGCACGCAGCACGTCACGCAATCCCTCGCGACGGTGGGTCGCTACTCGTCCGGGAATGCACCCGACTTCGGCGGGGCCATCGGCGTTACCAGCGACAATGTCGAGGGCGTGGACATCACCGCCCCGGTCTACAGCTTCTCGGAGACGCATTGGCTGGCCGACTCCGCCGTGACACAAGGGTACAAGACCACGCTTTTCAACCTCACCGGCAAGGTCA